TGACAAGTACCGTTGTATCCAGTGGCCGCACGTGCCCGGCCCCTGATCAAGACAATGAGTGCAAGACGTGCCGCGCCTGCTGGGACCAGTCAATTCCAAACATAGCATATGGCAAACACTAATAACCCACTAATCGGGCGGACCTTTCCCTTCTCAAGGGAAAGGATCGAGCCTTTATACAAAAATAGGATACAAGCGGGTCTCAGGCGTCAAGCGATGAAAGAATATAGCCGCAAGCGGCAAGCACCAAGCAGCAAGCGACAAGCCTCAAGCAGCAAGGCAGTTTAGAATGATTCTAAGTCGCATAGTCAAGAAAGTTATCCACAGGATCCAGGTCACAAGAAAGGTTGACTTTGAACCTGATATATGGGATAAAGTGATAACAATTAACAGAAAGGATACTTATGACATTAAACTTAGTAAAAGGCGAATTCAGTACACTGGAAGATGCGCTGCGCAAACAGGTGCAAGTGCTGGAGGCGGAGGTTGCCATGCTGCAGGAGCACGGCAAAAAGATGCTGCTCATGGTAGCGGACCGCGACGGCAAGATTGCGGACCTGAGAGTCCTGGAGAAGGGCCATCGCGCATCTATCCGGGAATACAAGGAAGAAGTGGAGAAGCTCCAGGCAGACAAAGAGCTCAGGAGAGGCATCATAGCCGGGCAGAGCGAGGTCATCGACGACCTCAGGTCCCAGCTGGAGACGCCAATCAACTTCGATCCGGAAGACGACGAATAACTAACCGGGCCCTTCGGGGCCCATCCCCAGGACATAGAAGCAAGCAGCAAGCGTCAAGCGACAAGCCTCAAGCGACAAGCAGCAAGCGCGCTTGTAAAGCATCAAGCCCCAAGCAGCAAGCGTCAAGCTCCAAGCCGCAAGCAGCAAGGTCCAGGACCTGGTTGCCTTCATAAAGTTTTATGGTTCTTTGCTCGAGGTGCTCGGCTAAGATAAACGTGTTTGTAGGGTGCTTGATATGGAACGCAATTTGGTGTGGTGAGAAGGTTATTTTATTACTTTTTGTTACTTTCAGTTCCATTGTAAAAAAGCCACGCTTTTCAGTATAGCCAACTAGGTCAGGAAAACCAAAAGATGCCCAAGATTCAACACGTGTCCATGTAATATCAGGTGTTTTCTTCTTGACTTTTTGCCAAAGTTTTGACTCAGCTTTCAAAGTAAATGCACATTGAGATTTGACGCTACTGTACGTCGTTCACCGTCACCTTCAAATGGATAAACCATGTGTGCTAACCATGATGGAAACACATACAACTTACCTACTTCTGGCTTGACTGTAAGCAGTTGTGGTAGTCGCAATATGTCTGGATCGCGTAGACTGCCTGCGTTGGCAACAAAAGAAAGATGGCCATCTAGTGCACCAGATGCATTGAATAGTTTTTGACCTGGCTTTCTGTCTGTGATCTGTGGAGGTACTTTAGTCCAGGTTGTAGTAGATACACCCATCATAGTTTTAGTACCGTGATCGTGTAGTGGATTGTAGTCACCAGCATAACTATGCACTGACCACAACTCATCAGGTTCTACCTGAAATGTTTTACCATCAAAGACACCTGGTGACATCAACTGCTCGTATTTGTTTATGTACTCACCAGCAGCTACACATACCAGTTTACTATACTCAATACATTTAGGGTGTTCAAAGTCTAAGGCTAGTTGTTGACCTTTTTTAATTTGTCCTACTAGTCTACCAGCCTGTGACTGTCTATCTTTTTTGTCTATGAGTTCGTCAAGATGTTCATTAAGGCTATCAATAATATCTACAGGTATATCAAACTCCAATAAAAATACTGAAGATATCAAATGTGTTGTTGACATTAGTTACAACGTTTCCCTTGTCCCCTGTATTTCTTATGTGATCTGCGCTTGTGTTTGTTTTTAGGTCTTGATCGTACGCTGCAACCTATAGAGGTACGTTTCTTTGGACCGGCTGTGTGTTCTTGGTATGTCTTAGCTTTCTTTGCCATTTGGTACTTCCTTATATTCTCCGTCAATTAAAACTTTGTTGTCGTCGTATATCTTTTTCATTTTGGCTTCTAAGTCTTCAATAGATAAGTCTTCTAACTTACCTGTCAAACTTATTCTTTGTTCGATGTAGAGTCCGGCTGCTTTACCGCGCGCGACTTCAGCGTTGGCCGCAGCACTAAATGCACCCTTTGATAAGGCTTGCTCCCTAATCCTACCAAGTTCAGTAATGTGTCTTTCAAACGTAACCTCATATTTTTTCTGCACTTCGGCACGAAGCTCACCGATGTATTTGGCGACCAGGGGAAATTTATTTGGATTTCGTAATTCTGAAGCCCGTACGTGCGCAGAACCTTCAGCATAGCCTGCTTCAGTAGCACATTCTGTCGGTGTCTTACGTCCTTCATTGTAAACTAATAACTCTGCAAATTTCTTTTGCTGTTCTGTTAGAATCTTGGGTAGTCCCATGAATGTAAATATAAGTAAGTTTACTTGTGATTACAAGTTATTTTATTATCTTGTCGCAATGCTTTACGCCAGTTTTATCTGTTGTCATCATGCACTTTTCTAAGCTGCATGTATACTGTACTTGGTTTCCTGAGTTTCTCTCCGCCGTACGCTTGGCTGTGAGGCACGTACTTAAATTATCCTGGTGATACCAACCTTCTATGTTTTTATTGCCACCATCATAAACATATAAACTAAGTATAATAACTGTTTCAATGACTCCCATTTTTTCGTTCCTCTAAATCTATTAATCTTTCTTCATGAAATTGTATAATCATTTCGTTTTTTAATATTAATGGTATCTCTGCTTCCATTTGTTCTTTAAGTTTTTCCGTACTCTCTGCAAGGTATTCCACCAACATGTAGAGCTCTTGGACTTGTGGACTGACCATGTCGCCTTTGGGGACTCCGTCAATAAAAGTATTAGCAGCTTCCAGGTCTTTCTCCATAAGCTGTAGTTTTGTTTCTATATTATTAAGCCGCTCAATGACGCCAAAGGCGAACCAAGCACCCACAAGAAGACTGCAAACAATAGTAAGAAGGTTACGCGCCGGCATGCTGATAGCGGTGTTTTCATCGACATCTAATCTTTTCATGATATTTCACTATACTGTTCCTTTAGTTTATCGTCGTGCTCACAATTGTGACAACCACAACTAGTGCAGCTACTACCATTAGAACAATGACAACTATGTCCACAGTTTTTACACATTTAACACTTCCATCTTCTACGAGCTTGTCTAATTCTTGAATTAGGGTCGTTTCTAGTTTTTGCTGATGATCTTTTTAGCTGACCAAGAGATCGTGCACAATAAGATTTACGTCTCTTTGCTGCAGCACTACCTTTTTTAACTTTGCCGGTAACTGCTGTTTTTAATTTACTTCCAGGGTTTGCACGTCTATAGGCTTTTACACCTTTAGCTGTCATACCTGCGCCTGATTTAGTTTTACGATAGTTAGCTCCTTTACCTGTTGTAGTTTTAGGTATGTTAGCTTTCGTAATAGCCATTAGGCCTGGCTTTTTTTAATCGCCTTTGCAGTAGGAGCACCTTTAGATCCAGGTGTTCTCATTTTTTCCCCACTACCGGCAGCAATTCTTTTTTTCTTTTGGTTTATGTTATACCACAAACCTTTTTTTGCTGTCTTGCCTGATTTAGTAACATGCGTTCCTGCAGCAGCTTTAATACGTCCACCACCACGTTTCATCATTCTAAAATCTGCACCTGAAATTTTACCGTCTTTGTTTTTATCAAGTTTTGTTTGGCCGCCTATAAGTTTGCCTGTTTTAGCTTTAACTCTTTTTTTCATCATGCCACCACCCATTTTGCCAATACGTTTTTTCATAGCACCGCCGCCTCTTTTCATAACGCGTTTTTTCATAGCACCGCCGCCCATACGTTTAGCTCTTTTTTTCATGCCCATCATAGTCTGTATCTCCTATAAGATTGTCGTTTTAAAACTGTACCCTCATAATAGTCACGAGGCCATGCCGAATAATATCCTTTTTTATCCATCATGTCACTAGCCTTTTCTAATTTATCAAAATTTTGTATTAGCACCATTATAAACTCGTTGTCTGGCTGCCATTCTCCGGTATCTAAAAATTCTACGGGTTCATCTTCTTCATCATCATAGGGGTGTGAAGCCATTAGGTATATATCCTGAGGCACAAATACTACGTTATATGCATGTATAACAGCGTTTAACTCATCTACTGTCATATCGATATCATCACAACCTACAATAACTATATCTTTACTGGGGTCTTTGATAAGTTCTGTACCTTTTACAATACTATCTATTAGTTTAGTGTGGTCTGTTACTTCTAGGATCTGTAACGCTTTAGTTTCTCTAGCTTTTTTTGCATAGGGACATACAGGTACGTTGCCCAGAGATTCATTAGGTGTCTCAATATAATTTTTAGACCAATTAAGTATGTCATCAGTTATCGTTTTCATTCAAATGTTTCTTAAGCATATCTAGCAACCAGGGATTATCTCTATATACTCCCATCATAGCATTAGATATTGTGTTTACAGTTAGTTCTTCTGCATCCTCTTCTTTAAGTGGTCCGTTTGCTTGGTTAAGAGAATATATATACACTACCGCATGTAGGATTTCATGCCATGTAGTATTGCAGCGCTCTTGTCCGCACAATTTGTTCTGAATATAAATAACGCCTTCTCTGGCCCGGTACTCACCATAACAGTCTGTCATGTCATCTAGTATGAAACTAGGGTTTACATATTTAATCTTAAGCGTCCTATAACCAACCTTAACTTCTGTAGGTCTTCCATCAGCGGGCACTTCATGTGCTTCTGTTAACTTCTGTTTTTTTCTCATCATTCCTAATCTCCTATATAGTGGAGATTTGACCCTCCATTGTTCAAAAAAATTCACCAAAAAACTTTCCTCACACCGGTTGTGTAAAAACTCCCATTTTTTGACTTACTCTACCGCCTCTACCGTTGCAAAAACACCCTGTGGTAGACTGTTTCCTTAATAATATCATACATTTACCTCAATTACCACCACTACCGCCTGTTCTGCAAGTTCGTACAAAATAAACATCGTAGGGTCAAATATTCTACTATAGCACAGCCTCTAAGTGTTGCATAAATGTCACACTCCTTCCAAGTCTTTTAAATATCTAGACTCACAAAATAACTCCCAGCTTTTTAAATCATCACCATGCTTGACAATATGTGGTGTTAATAGTTCCATTTTATTCCTATGTATAAATGCATGACAAGCCCAGGAGTCTTCAAAAGACTTAACTGTATACTCTCTCATAACTGGTTCACTTGTGCCTGCTACTAATAAATAAATTGTTATTACAAAATACATTACGTGTTTTCCTTATAAAATTGGTCGAGGCGACGTAGGAAGTCGTGTTTCGCGGTCCTGTACTCTTCGCCCTCTATTACAAACTCTTGATAATAAAGGTCCTTTGAACACATCAAAATCACCCCTTTCTCTATATTTGTATCATATACCGCGTCATGAGCCATACCATACGCCGCCATTTGCAGAAAATAATCGCCAATCCATTCTCTTTGTTTTGGTTTATTTGTCTGCTTGAAGTCGATGATAGCCATAGTTCCGTCATGTTGTCCAACTAAATCGACTGACCCTGCATATAA